TCATCCCCATGATAAATTAAAGTTTCCTGTGAATAAAAACGTACAGGTAATCAAAACCACCAAAAAAACTACTTGACAAAATAGGCATCGTTTGTTATAATACATGTATAACTGGGAAACGACCTATGGTGAAACTGGATATCATACGAGTCTTCTAAACTTGGGTTCAAGGTTCGAGTCCTTGTAGGTCGGCCAGTTAATAACTGCCTCCGTAGTTTAACGGATAAAACATGGCGCTACGAACGCCAAACTCGTGGTTCGATTCCATGCGGGGGCACCAATTTGTATAGGATATTAAAATGGAAGACAATGTAGATTATAAGTTTTTTAAAATGAAAGAGGGTTTCTCTTTCGACCAATTAAGTGAGTCTGACCTTAAGTATTATAAGAAGGTCAAGATGCGTGAGGGTGAAAAAATGGCAGTGGTTGACCGTGAAAGTAAACTAGTGTATGTGGAGGAGTAATGTCTGCTGACATACGGTTATATACAGATAACCTTTTAGATACTAAAGAAATCCACCACCGTCTCATGCAGAACACTAAGTGGAAGTTCGATGGTGCGTCAGGAAGACCCGATGAAATCTTTCGTCATTGGTGTAACTATGACTATACAATAGAAAACAATTCTGATATCAAAACGGTATGGGAACATGTTCAAAGTCAAATACCAGTTAAATTAACTCCACAACGTACCATATTAAATGTGTACAATCATGGAGACACATCTTATACACACATTGATGCACCCAAGTGGACTATCATTGTGTATATGAATCCCGTATGGGAAATGGATTGGGGAGGATATACTGTCTTTACCAATCGACTAATGGAGAAGATTATATATGCAGCTTATCCATTGCCAGGAAGTTTTATAATGTTTCGTGGTAGTATAATGCATAGACCTACTGCGGTGGAAAGGAATGCACCCCTTCCCCGTATGGGATTAACGTTTCAATGTGAAGAAAGTGAGGAATAATGGCACAACGAGATAATTATTGGGATTTCATGAGTAACCGAAATCAAATGGACAGAGAGGGAATGATGAGGATGAACGAATCGCCCGTAGAAACTAAAGTCCGACATCTAGAAAAACGCATAGAGACACTAGAAAAGAAACTCTCTGCAAAGGAATATATGGAAGGACAGTTGAGTCTAGGAGGTTAGTACTCTTCCTTCACTCCACGTTTTTTCTTCTCACCTTTAATCCATGCTTTAGCTTTAGAGTTCTCTATAGGTTTGTCTAAGAACTTCTTAACATCTCGGTATGCACGAAGGGTCTCTTGTTTGTAGTCTTTACCTTCAGAGTTATCAACAATCAACATGTTCTTCTTACCAAAGAAAGTTTGGAACGCACCAATATTCTTTTGAACGCCTTTCCAATACTTGGTAACTTCAACTTCACCTAGTGTACGTTTACGTGTCTTATCACGTTCGATTGCAGTCTCAAGGTCTGTGTTGACAAATATCATTGCAACATCATAACCAATCTTTTGTAGGTTCTGTGCTTGTTTCTTTAACTTGTCAAAGTCTTTACCAGTACCATCAATAACAAGACCTAAACGTCCTTTGACGTACATTGCTTGTTTTACTCCAGTGAGTGCCTTTGCCTTACCACGGAGTTCTTGTCCTTTTACACTAAAGATACCTTCAGCATCCATTTCTACTCCCGCTTTCTTCATTGCGTTTTCGAATGCATCGTCAGAGTTTACAACTCTCATACCAAGTGCGGGTAGACCTGTCTTACCTACAATAAAGGACTTACCACTGCCTGGCCCGCCTGCAAGGAACACTGCTTTAAATATTGCGGGGTCATTGATACCCTCTCTGAGATATTGACTGAATTTAATCATTAGTGTACCCTTATCTTTAACATCAAGTTTTCTAGTTGTTGCTTGAATGAATTTTCTACCACTGTTCTTACTCTACCTTCCACAACCTCGTCATCATTTACATCAAGTACTTCTGTATTTTCTTTCTTTAAGTTTGGTGGTGTCATTATATTTATAACTTTTTGTATTGTATCAAGAACATCTTTTCTACCAATTACTCTATCACCAATATTCTCGTTAGTATTGAATTGAACAAGTTCGTATCCTTCTACACATAAATGTGCGAAGTCTTTCTTAAGTTCTACAGCTTTAAACTTATCACCGTCAGGAACATCAAGTAGAATCACTGCATCATATTTCTCTTCGGGATGACCTTTAATTTTGTAATCATCTTGACCCAAACTGTAAGGGGCATCACATCGTGCAATGCTAATGTTTTCATTGTCTGCTGCGATTGCTTTATACATGAAGTCAAAGAAACTGAGATTGTTTTTTACTGTTGCGATAGTGAGTTTACCATGTGTTTGGTTGTAAGCATGTATGATAGGAAATGACGCAATACCTGAACCACCATATGGTAGATAACTATTTTCTTGATTCAGGGTTAAACGATTAGGAAATCTACCTTCAGGGTTATCCACCCAAGAAGGAATCACAAGTACGTTTTTATATCCTCTACAAGCAACAAAGGCATCATAGATGCATCCACCCATGTACATTGACGATACTGCACGGAACAGTGTATTGTCACTGTCATCTGTATCGATACGAAGGGATGTACCGAACGCCAAGTATCTTTTGTACATATCATTGAAGTCTTCCCACATTTCGAACTGGTAATTTCGAGGGGTCAACTGAGAAATGACATTACCATTTTCGTCAAGACCTTTTGGTTGGTATGATAAAAACATTACTTATCCTTTGTATAATTTTTGGATGTGGTCTTCAAACTGTTCAATCTTTTCCAGTCTGTTTGGCCACAGAATATATTCCTTTTCAGGATTCTGCTTGAGGTTGTTCAATAACGGTTGAATCGCATTGAACAAACTATCTAATTTTTCTTGTGTCTCGGATGTCGATGCAGTTACGGATGATACTGTCTCTTGTGCTTTCTGCACAGCTTCCAGTTCATTCTCGTCTACTAGGGTGAATCCAAAATCGAATATCTTATCTGTTGTCATATGTTTATTTATACCTTTTCTTTACTTGACAAATCATGTTTCATCAAGTATAATGGGTTTTTTATACTAAATAATATGTATAAGGAGAATTAATATGTTTTTTGAATATCTAATAGCATTCATGCTACTCAACTTCGGAGTTCTTTTCACCTATTTGACTATAGTTGTACAGGAAGAGGAAAGACTTCAGGCTAGAATCCCATTGGTTTGGGAGGAAGGTTTCAATCCTAGGGCACCCTTTACACCCATTGATGGAGAAAAAAGGGAAAAATAATGCTTGCCTTTTCTTGCCCTTGTTGTTATAATAAGCGTATAAAATGAAAAAAGGAAAGGAAATTATGACAGCATTTATCAAAGAAGAGTTCACTTGGGACGGTATGTATCTCATGTATAGAGGTAGACACACTAAGAGTGTCAACATGGAAGTCGCAAGACCTGACTGCCATCCATCATGGATTGGTTTACCACAACCAACCTTCATCGCAAGGTTCAAGTATGGTAGGAAGCCATGGAAATCATGGGTAAACTTCTTGGTGAAGAATGTGTCTGTTGAAGAGTACGTTGAATTAGCTGACAAAATCCATCCAAAACCAGCGATGAAAGAACTTGGTTACAAAGGTAAGTAAAAAAAAGTGCTTGCCTTTTCTTGCCCTTGTTGTTATAATAAGTATATAAAATTGAGGAATAAATTATGAAACTAGTGATATCAACCCAAATCAGAGAGAACTATGCCGCCCATAACGAGGACTATGTCCACGGTAGGGATGAACCTTATTGGAAGTTCAAGGGTGGTAACACCTATATCGTGGAGAATGTCTCCATTGCGGACGCACAGTCCGAGAGTTTCTTTAACATAGTGGACAAGCTCATAGAAGAGAAGAATGATGCTTGGGAAGAGTATATTCTTCATTCCGAACTTGTCGATACATGTGATTTTGATATCACCAATTTCGTTCAAGAGTGGGAAGCACCCATTATGATTAGGTTCGATGGGATGAAGTTCCTTGCGACTAAGACCACTATGAATGGTGAGTTTGGTTACATGAGACCTGAGATTGAGAAGAAGGTCGAGTCTTGGATTATGAAATCCAAAGACGATGCTTTTGACACTAGTGGGTTCGTGAGAACTTCCTATGTGAGTGACCTACATCTGAAGGATGGTAGGATTATGAAACAGGACGAGTTCCTCAACATGATTAGTGAGGCAGCCTAATGACACAGTATAGACAGTCAGTTGAGGAACAAAGAATCAGACATGAGGCGGAGAAATGGGCGAATACTATAGAGTCAGTCCACGCACATAGTCTGTCTTCTCTGTGGTACGATAATAGACCACAGGATACCCAAGACGGTAAGTCTGTTACTGACGTGACCTATAATGATGGTCATGTCGAGAGGAAGTTGTCCAATGGTGAGATAGTCATCTTGGGTGAGAGACTTACGGGTAAAGAATTAATGGAAGCATATCAAAAAAAGACTTGACAATCTCTGTCGGGTCTGTTAATATAGTATATGATGAGAAAGGTGAAACTATGATTACATTTGTTGAGAACTCTTATTACGAAGAGTTAAAAGTTAAGTTCGATGTTCTGACCGAAGGTATGGAAGATTGGAAGATGCCGATTGATACGGTAGTTCCTATTCGTGACCTTGATGTCTATCGTGACGCATGTGAGTTTATGACGGGTTCTAAACTCTATGTGGTGAAACAAGTGAATGAACCCAACTTTGGTGACATGCGTGTCAAAGCGGAGGGATATTATAATGCAGTCGGAAGTTAGAGAAATGAAAGGCGGATGCATGGTCGAGAAAAGAGACATGCCTGAAGTCAATGGATATCAACTTGAGTACAAGTTTGATAATGGTTATGGTGCATCTGTAATCAAACACGATATGTCCTACGGAGGCAAGAATGGTCTTTATGAACTTGCAGTGCTTGACAAAGATGGTGCATTGTGTTATACTACACCCATAACTGAAGATGTTGTCGGTCACCTAACAATGGGTGAAGTCGATAAACTTCTTGTGGAGATATCACACCTATGAACATATTCCATCTAGATACAGACCCTAACATTGCCGCACAAATGATGTGTGATAAACACGTGGTCAAGATGGTTGTCGAATACGGCCAGCTACTGTCTACTGCTCATAGAGTATTGGACGGTACATTGTATTTGGACAAGACCAAGAATGGTCGCAACATCAAACGATGGAGAGTGCCAGGCAAGGCACGTGAAGAGACACTATATAAAGCGTCTCATGTCAACCACCCATCTAATATTTGGGTACGTGACAATGACAAGAACTATCGATGGTTATACAAACACTTTGCCGCTTGTGCAAGGGAGTATACACATCGTTATGGTAAGAACCATGCTACGTTCAAAAAACTTAATGGTCATGTTTGGTTTGCACCACGCAATATCGAACAGACAGTGACTACAACCAAATTCGCACAAGCAATGCCTGAGTATTGCAAACGTGAAGACCCTGTAGAAGCATATCGCTACTACTATATTAACGAGAAACGAAGATTTGCAAACTGGACAAACCGTGCAATGCCATGGTGGTTTCAACAAGCAGTCGGAGGATTTTAAGGAGTGACTATGGAGCAACCAAGCCCCGAAGCAATTCAAGGAGTACCTGTTGTACTCGACTTGAAAACAGCTGATGACATTACTCTCAAGAATATGCAAATCACATTGATTGATGCGTATGAAAAGAGTAAGGAATCAGAAGAAGACAAACAACGTTTTGATAAGTTACAAGAATCTGTTTATGGATTTATTGAGTACTTGCTACCAACAGATGGTTATGAACAGTTTGCTTTTGACATTGAGAATATGTTGTTAGAAATAGATAAGGAAATGGAAAATGGAGAACAAAGTGAAACTTAATTATCAAGAAATCGTTGACACCTTACGTGAAGGTGTGGTAAACTTGTCGTTTACAAAAGTGAAGGACGGAGAAGTCCGTGAGATGAAAGCAACTCTACTACAGGATATGATTCCTGAAGCAAAGATGCCAAAGACCGATGCGAATGCAAATACCGAAAAGAATCAACTTGCGGTACGAGTGTTTGATTTGGACTTAGAAGATTGGCGTTCATTTCGTGTGGACAGTTTGTTAACTTTTAAAACTGCATAAATAAATCTCATGAAGGCAAAGAAGAAACTAACACCAGCGCAGAAAGCAGCAGAGACTCGTAAACGCAATCAACAGAAAGCGATGGAGACTTTGGGGTTCGAACGTTCAAAGGTTAAACGTACACGTAAACCTATGACCGAAGAACAGAAGGCAGCTGCGGTTGAACGTCTCAGGATTGCCCGTGAGAAACGTGGGGCGGACGGTAGTAAATCCGTCCATCACACACTTCGAGATTTACCCGAAGACCATTGGTTACATTGGAAGAAGGTAAAACAATGGATTAAGTCTTGTACCGAAGAACTAAAAGGTATTCGTGCATACAAACATTCCAAGGTTGCCAAAGAACGTATGGAGTATAACGACCTCAACGTTTACATAAGTAATATGAAAAAATACTTATCGGGTGGTGTTTGGTTTGACTTTAGATATGGCGAACAACGTGAACACAAAATTCGTCAGATATGTCTTGTACAAGCATACCATCCTGATGGAAGACCTAAAAGAACTTATGGAACTTGGTATCCTGATATCAGTGCTATATGGACTAAAGAACTCGAAGAAGAATGGGGTCGTGAACATGATGATGATATTGTAGCTGAGAAGGTACAATTAAATAAATTGAAAAGAAAAAAGGAAATTGATTATGGCGCAGACTCAGACTGAAACCCCCGATAGTGATATCATGAACTTCTTGACCAAGAAACGTTTTACTAAAATGATTGAAGAGAACATCCGTCTATATGGCGGAAGTTATATTGATTCTATCGTAGACCTATGTGAAAAGAACAATATAGATGTTGAAGACATTTCTAAGTTTATTAGTCCTGTAGTAAAGGGACGTATAGAACATGAAGGTCAACAGTTAAACATGTTAGTTGGGGAAAAGGGAAACACATTACCCGATGGCTGTTAAATCAAAAATCAGACTGGATTATATTCTTAGTAAAGGTGATATAGATAAGTAATCAATTTTACTAAGACCAATAAGAAACATAACGCAAAAGTTGATGGTGGTGCTCATGACAATAACAGAAAAGGTCGTGACGATGAGGATATTCGAAAGACCTACAATTATCACTTCAACTTTAAAGTAAACGATTGGAGACAAGAGTTAACCAAGAAGTTTGAAGATTATATCGGTGAAGATAATCTATCAGTGAACCAATACGACTTACTGGAATACGGTAAGGGTTGTCACTTTAAAGTTCACACAGACTCCCAAGGAAAAGAGGGTGTGGATATAAACAGGTCGGGAAGAGTATGGAGTTCTTCTACGATGGTTGATTGCACCGATAACCTCGAAGGAGGAGACCTAATTATATATGGGCCGAGATTTGGTAATACCACTCGGACTATAAGACTCGAAAAGGGTCAAACAGTTTTTTTCCCTAGTAACTATTTTCACAAAGTGACACCAGTTACCAAGGGAAGAAGGACAGTACTCGTGACATGGCTTGGTGTTGGTGAGAATCAAATCAACCAACGTTTTGCGATGGAACGAGAACTGGAATCAGGAAGATTAACAATTTTATAAATAAAAGGGTTGACATTTCCTGATGGATGTGTTACTATACACAAACTATATTATGAATAAAGTGGATAAACTTAATACAAACATATACAAATAAATACGGAGAAAATATATGTCTTTTGCAAACCTAAAATCTAACTCTGCTGATGTTAGTAAACTCGTATCTGCCGCTCAGGAATTAACTGGTGGTGGAGATTCCAAGAAAAAATCCTATGATGACGAACGCATGTGGAAACCTACTGTTGATGACAATGGTAATGGATTCGCACAAATTCGTTTTCTGCCCGCAGCGGAAGGTCAAGAACTTCCTTGGGTAAGGTACTTCGACCACTTCTTTAAAGGGCCGACTGGTCAATGGTATATTGAGAAGTCTTTGACTACTCTGAATAACAATGACCCAGTAAGTGAACACAATTCCCGCCTGTGGAATAGTGGTCATGACGAGGATAAAGAAACTGCTCGTAAACAAAAACGTAGACTACATTATGTAGCGAACATTCTTGTTGTGAGTGACCCATCCAATCCTCAGAACGAAGGTAAAACATTCTTGTATGACTTCGGGAAGAAAATCTTTGATAAGATTATGGATGTAATGCAACCTCAATTTCCAGGCGAAACACCTGTTAACCCTTTCGACTTTTGGAACGGTGCAGATTTTCAACTGAAGATTCGTAATGTTGCGGGATATAGAAACTACGATAAGTCAGAGTTCAAAGGAACTTCTGCATTGTATGATGCTGATGAGACTAAACTCGAAGCGACTTATAACCAGTTGCATGACCTCACTGAGTTCACTGCACCGAGTGCCTTCAAAACGTATGACGAATTGAAACAGCGTCTTGAAGTAGTACTAGGACAAAGTACTGGTACTGGTAGTACTGTAAAGAATGAATCACTATCACAGACTGCTGAGTCAGTTCAACCTGCCTCAACAGCAGCACCTGTGGTGAGTAGTTCTGCTCCTGAACCTGAGATTAAATCTACAGGTGATGGTGATGAAGATACGTTATCGTACTTCGCAAAACTAGCTGCTGAAGACTAAGGTCTAGGTAGTACGTTTAAAGGGGAGACTTCGGTCTCCCTTTTTTTATGGGGATATTCTACTACCCGCACTGGTATCAAATGCTGGAGATGGGTCTCCTACCATAGTGGTTTGTGAACCACCTGACTTCTGAGAGTTATCTACTTGGTTAGCATTGACCACAGTTGGGCCACCACCACCTTGAGATTGTGACATCTGTTCTGAACCTTCTTTCATGGTATCGCCTGATTGATTATTCAGTTTACCAACTCTTTCCTGTTCAGCTTTAGTTGCTTCGTATTGTTTTCTATCACCCTTACGTGCTTCAGTTTCCTTCTGTCCAGTATCCATTGTGATGTTATCTGCGAATGCACGAATACCAGCTGCAATATCTTTACCCTTAACAGGAATCTTTGCGGCGAGCATCGCAAGACCTTCCAACATCAATCTGAATGGTGCAGTAATTGTATTAACAAATACACCAAGGATAGTCATAACAATTTTACCAAAATCAAACTTACCTGTTTCATCTTTCATTGCATCGAACAATCCAAGGACTCTATCCGTAATACTATTGAATAACCCTTTAATCATATCTGAGAATGAGAACCCAGCAAGGAATTCTTGGACACCTTCCATACCGAACTTACCAGCAATCCATCCTACAATACCTTTGAGTAGGTCAAGAGGCATACCAATAAGACCGACTAGGATACCACTGATTGCACCAAGAACACCACCAATGATACTACCACCACTAGATGCGAACCCTTCTTTGAATCCTTTGAATGCATCAATGATTGTCATTACGATAGTAAGCGGGAAGAATATCACACGACCAATAGTTCTGAAGAGAGGGAACATCTTACTGAATCCAGCACCCATAGAACCGAGAACACCCTTAATACCTTGAACTGCTTTGGTTATGGAACCCATAATCTTGGCCATTCGGCCAGTACCCTTGGTTGCGCCTGTAGCTGCATCTGCTGACTTGGCAAGAGGGCCCATGATTTTATCAAATCCTCTTATAGGTGCAAAGAGACTCTTAACACCATTTTGTACTGAACGGAAACCTCTACCAATTGCAGCTATTCCAGCACCCAAACCTTTTGCCATCTTTTCGACAAAGTTCAGTTTACGGAAACTACCACGGATACTTCGGACTCCACCATTGAGTCCATTCATACCCATTCTAAATGAGGCACCAATTCCTGCTACAAGAAGTGAAATACGTTTAGGAATAGAACCGATATATTTTAATGCTGCCGTTAGACGTTTAGCGTTCTTACCTCGGAAACCTTTAAATGCATCTTTTACAGTATCAACGAGTCGAGTCATTTGTGCGGTAAATCTTGGGAATATTTTTGCAAATCCCTTACCAATGCCACGGAATAAAGCTACGTAGAGTCGTATGACTCCTCGTACAACTGCGAGAGTACCTTTAAGAAGAGGTTTAAAAAGAAAACGTAATCCCTTTGTAATCAGTAATGCAGCTTTGGCAAATCCTTCAACGATACCTATAGCAAGACCAGCTACCGCACCAAGGATGGCACCAACAATCCACAACCAAGACTTCTTCTCTTTTCCGTCAGAACCTAGTTTGCCTTCCTTCTCTTTTCCGCCTTTACCCTTCTCACGTTTATCTTCGAGTGCATCAAGACGAGCCTGTTTCTGTAGGTCAAAGAAATCCCCAAAGATGCCGACTAATTTGTCAACACCCTTTTTGACCTTTGTGGTCTTGTCCTGCTCTTCCATAGAGGATGCACGGACTTCTTCGATTACTTCTAAAAAACCTACTTCTTTTGCCATCTTCTTAGTACCTTAGTTTACGTTCTTCTTCTTTTTGTCTTTCATTCTCTTCTTCAATCCACTGCATGAGGAGTGAGGTGTATATGTCCCTTTCCCACGGTATCATTGAATCTAATTCTGTCAAACTGTAATGATGATGTTGCATCATTGCGAAGTTTGTTTTATAATGGTTCTCTAATGAGTCATGAGAAAGGGCGATTAAAAAAAACTTTGCATCCCCTCTAATGTATGACTATTATCAGTTCCACATTTTTTACATTTAAATTCTTCTACCTGTCTTAGTTTGGGCATACCACCTAACCAATCTGCAAGTTTAACAAACTGTGCTGACGTTAACTGTTCGAGAAATTCTTTCATCTCAGCTTCAGATACGTCTGACGCATCATAACGTTCATCATTACCTTGAACACCAGCGATACATTTCTGAATCGTCTCGTATGCAAATTCTGTTTCTGACTTTTCAGTACCCACAACACCATCAACCATATCGTTGAAGTAAGGGTATCTCATCTCAACAGAGATATTATCTGTCAACTCAATCGTGTTACCCATTGCTGGTTCTGTACACTTGAGTTCTGATAGATTCACATTAACTTCATTAGGGGTCTCACATTCCTCACATTTGATAGTGATGTCTGCGGTCTCACCTACTGATTTACTTCTGATTTGAGTGAAACAGAATTCCACATCAAATGTTGTAAATTTATTAATATCGATGTCTTCTTTGATACAAGCTTCAATACACTTGACCATTGCTTCCATCGCCTGTTTCTCATCATTCGATTCGAATGCCATCAACAATATTTTTTCTTCCTTAACTAAGTAAGGTCTATATGATACTTGTTTTCCCGTTGATGGAATAACCATTTTATGGTTGGGGGTATCATTCAGTCTTGGTAGTGCCATTATAATATTCTCCTAATTATAAAAATTTACTAATAAGGGTTCCTGCTAATCCTTCTGCGAAACCGTCATTCGAGGTGACTTGGTCGCCCTCTTTACTAAACCAATCCCTGTACGATACTTGTACCGATACTTCAAGGACTGATGCTTCATCATTATTTAGTTCAATTGCTTGTAATGATGTAGGGAACGCTTTGTCTAACATACAAGTGTATGTAATCTTGTCACCAGTAATGAAATCTAAATCGATTTCACCTTGTGCAAGGTCAAGCGGCCCGATTTTAGGTAATCTATTCGCAATAGACGAAGGTAGTTTACCTGAATCAAAAATTTTCTTTTTCTTAATAGGGAAAGAAACTCCCTTCTTAATATGTTGTATGATGATAGGATGGGTGTAATCATTATAGTATCCAACCTCATATGCACCATCGTTTTGTCCACGTTTGATACATAAGTCTTGCCATTTCTCAAAATATGTTCTAACTTTAAAATCATTCATCAAATAGAATGTGAGTGTTACATCGTCAAACAAATAACCATTTGCAATCTTCGTGTTCTGAATACCGATTACGTGTTCCGCTGTTTGAATCTGTCTGCCAGGAATTCCTACACCCTTACACAATAAATTCATACTACGAGACTCACCCAAGATAGGTGGTAAGAATACCTTGAATAGGTTGTTAAATGCAAATCCGCCAGACTTACCTACTTGTGCTTTAAAATCATCTATAGTTGCCACGTTACTTACCTATTTGTTTTCGAGAGTCCGAGAAGACTTTCTGTGAGTTGGATTTTCTCCATGATGCAGTCGGTAGGAATGTTGCAATCTCCCACTCAGGGGCAGACACTTCTGCAAACCTACTTTCAACATGTGTATTCAAATAGTGTTTAAAACAAGGTTTGTACCATTTTAGTTTAGATGACGCTTTCAACGTTTTATATCTAAGGTTAAACTTTGCGTCACCACTCTTAGGACTAGACTGGATATCCATCAATGCATCTAACATCTTCGCACGTAATATCGGGGGAAGATAATGTAGATTCAATCCATAGAATCCGCCTGGCGCAGGCCCGACTACCACGACTAATGGGAACCTATCGTAATATGGTAGTTTCTCTTTTGTCTTTGGGTCATAGAAGAACATTTGCATTGAACCTATCAATGCACGTGCATTCTTGGTTTGGTGTTGTCGAATGGGGTCTTCTTTCATCAATGCTGTACGATTGATAGAACGAAGGTTCTTCGCCTTAAGACGAAACCATTCTCTTGATTCTTCGGTACGAGGAGTGATTCCCGCACGGAATGCCTGTAATCCTAATCTATTAAATATATTTGACATACTTCTATTTATACTTATTTTTTACGTCTTTTGAATGGTTTTAAAGGTTTTGTTGATTTGGGAATAAGACCCTTCAATGGTTGTGTTTTTTCTGTCCATATCTGAAATGTCCATCCACGGTCTTTTGCGTATTGGTCTGCCGCTTGCCATTTATTCATGTTCTTGACATAGGTTGCAGCTTCTGTCATAAACTTACGAGTTCGTGCTTGTCTCTTGGGGGGTGCGGTTTCTTTCTCAGGTTTAATTTCAACAAGTGTTGTCTTACCATTTGTATAGACTATCTTCAAGTCCATAAAGTATCTATGGTACTTCTTATCTACCTCATATAGATAAGGTATAACAACTTCTTCGGAAGACCATGACTTGACGGATGGATTATCGTCACACCATTTGAATGCGTGTCGTTCCCATAACGAGCGATAAACCACCTTAGTATAGTCACCCTCATACTTGGTTTTGTTTTTTACTGTATATCTACCCGAATATGCCATAGAAACCTTATAAATAAAGAGAAAGACTTTTAACTTATTTAGTCGGAATTTAAAGAAGATAACTATGGCAGACGTAACCGAAGCACAAAAAGTAACTAGAAAAACAAAGAATTTAGAGTATCCACTCAATAATCCTGCTGAATTTAAGGGTAGACTTAAGTTCACGTTGTTGAATGAACCAGGCGTAGACACAGGAAACCTTCTCAATACCTTCGGAGATAAGATTGCCTCCGTACAAAAGAGTGCTGGTGATGTAGTAGATGGTACTACGAGTGTTAAAGAAGCAAAAGATAATTCTATTGAGAACATCCAAACGGGTTTACAAAAGTTTCACGGTGAAGATAACAAACCTAAGACAGGGAAGAAGGTTCCGAAAAGAACCAAGAAGACCGTAAAACTTTATCTACCTACTGGTCTTGCATATCGTGATACCGTTAACTACGATAATATGGATATTGGTGCAATGGGTGCTGCAGCGGAACAAGCTGCAATGAAGGGTGGTTCTATCGTTAAGTCATTATTCGATGGTGGGATGCAAACCATTGGTGCTGCTATGAAAGGTAGTGCGGGTGGTGATGTTGCAAAACTTGCCATGATTAAATTGAGTGCGGGACTTCCCGATGAGATTGGGGGTGCATTGCGTAGTGCGGGACAGGTAACCACCAACCCTAATACTCGTGTGTTATTCAAGAGTGTGAACCTTCGTGAATTTGCGTTTGCATTTAAGTTCATCTCAACCTCTCCAAAGGAAGCAGAGGAAGTTAAAGCTATCATTCAGTTTTTCCGTGAAGAGTTATATCCCACAACAATCAATGCGGGTATAGCTGGTGCAAGTGTTTCTATCGGATATCGATTCCCTAATAAGTTTCTAATTGAACCATTGTATGATGGTAAACCAATCGCAACTAAAATTAAACCATGTTACTTACGTGATGTGAGTGTTACCTACAACCCAACAGCATCTGCGATGTTTTCTGACGGTAACTTCCAAGAGATTGAAATGTCTCTTATGTTCCAAGAAACGAGAACATTACAACGTAGTGATGTCAAGGCAGGATTCTAAATATGGCCACTTCAAAATACTTTAGACCATTTGATATTGTTAGATATAACTTCGGGGATAATGAATCTCCCGTCTTTATGTCTGACTTGACTCAATATGTTGACCTCATAGACCAAATCAAAGATAATACTTCTTTTTATAACAAGTACACTATCGTATCAGGGGAGAGACCCGACACATTATCATATGAACTCTATGAATCCACTGACCATTACTGGACATTCTTCTTATTAAATGACCACATAAGGGAGTCAGGATGGCCGATTGCGGACAATGAAATCCTTGAATATGCAAAGTTGCGTTGGCCCAATAGAGTGACAACCACTGAAATAGATTTTGGAAAGACCTTTCCTGTAGGTTCAATTGTCACGGGTCAGACTTCGGGTACTGTAGGAACAGTCATAAAACGTAATCTTGATATGGGTCAACTTGTAATTAACACTGTAGGTAATAATAACTATGGTGATACTGAGATTATATCCTATCAAGAAGAAGATGGTAGTAACATTACCATGCGACTTGTACAGGAGTCTGAACAATACAATGCGGCACACCATTACGAAGATGCTGATGGTAACTATACTGACATCGACCCTCATGATGATGCAACACCTAGTGCGTTTATTCCAATAACGAATGTCAATCGACTTAGATTGCGTAACGAACAGTTGAAAGAGATTATTGTACTCAAACCCGATGCGCTTGCATCCGTCACTGGTGAGTTCAACAAACTAATGAGACAGAGAAGGTTATAATGGCCGAACAGAATCAATCCCAACAGTTCAAGATTACTGAAGCAAAGATATCCGCTGATAGACTTGGTGGATTTGATGCACTATCATATGATGTGCGTACATCTATATCAGAACTGAACATCTTTGAGAGTCTTGACAAACCCTATCTAACAGGTACGGTTGCAATTCTTGATGACAAAGGATTGTTTGATAAGATTTCATTTAACGGTACAGAGAAGCTGAGAATATCTATTGCATCTGTGGGTAATGAACTTGACCCTATTATTGAACGAGAGTTCTTTTTAAACTCTGTTGAGAAACAAAAGAAATCAAACGACAATGGTAAATCAAGTATGTTCTTGTTTACCTTTATCGACCAATCTGCATTTTCTAGTAGGTTGAATAAAGTCAGAAACTCATTTAATGGTAGTTTAGATAATATTATCATAAAGACCGTAGCGAGATATCTAAAGAAAGATATAGACATTTCGTATATGACAACCGCCGAGAATCAAAGGAAGGGTACTGTACAGACTAACATTCAAGGTATCATTCCGAATCTTACACCAATGCAAGCAATCAAATGGTTAATTGCACGTGCGACTACAACTACAGGTTCACCCTTTTATTGTTGGGCAACCATACACGATGAGAGATTACGATTAGGTAATCTTGATGTTATGTTGACACAAAAACCTTTTAATAGTAAACTCCCATATTCATATAACCCATCTAATGTATCTACTGCGGAAGATGAAGGAGAGCTTGAGAAGGCATCTGTTATCAAAGACTTTATTGTGAATGAACAGGGTAATACATTAGAACTCATACAGGCGGGTTCTGTTTCATCGAACCTAGGTAACACCAATCTTAATACAGGTCAGATAACAAATAATCATTTTTCTGTACGAAAAACTATTGACAATTTGGCAAAAGAAGGTATAATAGTAAAGGAACGTTCTGCAATCTTTGACCCTTATGCAAAGGTACAAGATATACTAATGGATGAGTATGATGCAGTAAACTATCACACAGTAACATCCACAGGAACATTCGGTAGTCGTAAGAGTTACCATGACGAATACAACCCCAATCTATTATTGAAAAAGATAGAGGGTCGTTCAATACGCAATCACCTCTTCAAGAACGAGTTCCAAGCTGTTGTTGCGGGACAGGCATTCTTCATGGCCAAAGCATCTTGTGGTGACATGGTAAAATTAAACGTTACTAACGATAACACCGAGATTGAAGATGATGACAACGAAGATACTTTATTAGACAAACAGAGAAGTGGTAATTTCTTGATACATGATATCAGACATACATTCCAAGAAACTCAACACACTGTTAATATGAACCTTGTTAAATTGATGAAGGAACTATAATGGAACTTGAGTATAAACCTATACCGTCCGAGTACTATGGGGATAACACACGTTGGTTTATTGCGACTGTTATTGATGCATCACCCCCATACGGATTTGAAGGACGTGTAAAGATTCGAGTACATGGATTGCATAGTCAATCAACAAAGGATATTCCTCAGAGTGACCTTCCTTGGGCCCAATGTGTTATTCCTACAACCGAAGGTGGTGTGTCGGGTATTGGTAGAATCCCACAATTACAACCGAGTGCATTGGTGTTTGGATTCTTTGTTGATGGAATAAACTCTCAAACACCTATTGTAATAGGTAGTCTACCGCACATTGAATTACCTAATCGCTTACAATCAGAACAAGCAAATGAAGATATTGGAGACGATACTAAACCTAATGGTATATTTCAAAAGGTAGTAAAAGTATTTCAACCAAAAGATGTTGATGTTGAAAACGAGTTGACTGGTAATATTAATAATCGAATTAAACAATCAAGAGAAAAAGCTACAGTTAGATTCTTTCTAAATATAGGTTACAACTTAAAACAAAGTATTGCAATTGCAGCTGGTTTAAGTATGTCTAGTGGAATGAGAACAGGAACGAATGTACAGTCAAAAGGATTGGCGAGATTCTCGGATGAAAGATATAATGATTTGAAATCTTTTTCTAATGACTATAATAATTTCTACACACAACTAGCCTTTATTGCATATGAACTTCGAGGTAAGAAGAACGGCGCAAACATACGACTATTAAGGGCGGATAAGATTGCGGGTAAAGAAGGCACTGCAAACATAGTAGCAAGATATTACTTGAACAACACATCTCTTTCAAAACAGATTGAACTGAAGGCAAACAGATTAGTTGACAGGATTGGATAATGAGTACAAAAGACGATATTAACACAAAACTAAAATCTGTATCTGTTGCGGCTGGTAAACCTAAGACAGAATATACCGTTATAACAGTAAGGGGTGTCGATGAAGACGGATTCTCTTATACTGAAAGAAAGCGTGTCCCTGTATCAGAAGCACAAGGTGACGAATACCAAGATGCAGCTATCGTTGCACAAGAAGGTAACTACGCAAAACAAGCTACCAAGGTAGGACAAAAGGCGGGTGAAGTCAATGGTGGAGTATTATCTGTCGATGAACCTGGCGAAGAAGGTGAAGTAATTCTCAACGAAAGTATTGGTGAGGTTACAGATGATGTTGGTCTTGATGGTCTTGTAGACCCCACTGTTAATCTTAACTATGGGCCAGGCGTTCCGACATTTGACTATTTTGAGATTGATGAAAATGGAGTTCAACAATTTCTGCCCGACTCGGATATGATAAATGGTGCTCTCACTGCAACAAAAGAAGGTGGTGATTCCGCACAACCTTTGAGTGGTATTCTAGATAGTCTGACGGGACTAGGAAGTGCGACAGGTAAACTTATTAATAAGAACTCAGGACTTGCAGTAGTTGGTGCGGGTGGTATCAGTGGTGTCCAAGCAGGAATCGATGCTGGTGTTGCGGGTGCTAACCAACTCGTATCTGAAGTAAAAGATGCAGTTGCAAATGTAGGTAGTGTTGCTGATGTGGGACAAATGGCAAATGCAGCTCAAGATGCCGCTATGAATGCAATCAATGATGTTGCAAGTAATCTTACATCTATTCCCACGTTTGCTCCAGGCGCTAGTCTTGATAACATAACTCCCGACTCGTTATTGGAACAAGTAAATAATATCTCAGGGTTTGGTGCTTTGTCTGCACTCACAACACAGGCAAAGAATACACTGTCTAAGTTTCCTAGTGTTGAAAGTTTCATGGATAAGGCAAAAGACCTTGTTTCAGATGTCACAGCATTGGCAGATGATATTACAGATTTTAACACGAATATCACATCACAAATAAACAAGGGTCTTGGTGATGCTGCTGGTGTACTTCAGGATATCACAGAAGGTATAACAGGGAAGGCAGAAAATACAATTAAAGGTCTTGCGGGTTCAAGTGGTGTTGATATTCCAAAAGCGAAGGTGAACGAACTCGTAGCAAACGTTGCGTCCGAAGAACCACCAAAGGTTGCAAAAACAATTCAGACAACAACAGCAACTAATGAACAAGTTAGTCCTAGAATGCAGACTGTCGTTGAGGAAACAAAAGACGTAACGTCTACTCAGGACTTGACAAATAAAGTTGAGAATAAAGCCCGAGAAGAGGGTATCCCCGAAGAAGAGATTGTGGCAACAACCGAAGTAATTAAACGTGCAGATGCCGAAGTAAAAAATCTAGATACCACAGTATCAGGTTCGAATGTTATTGATGCGGAGTTCTTCGAAGAAAGTAGACCTATTGATGCTGATACACAGAAGTGGAGTGGTAGAGATACTAAGAGTGATGCATTTACTTACATATCTTCGGTAGAAGAACTTGATGCAGAGATACGTTCAATAGAAAGAGTTCTTGACCAAGTTGTAATACATGCAACCGAAACAACTACGGATAAGAATATTGGTTCTATTGAAATAAACAATATACAAAAAGATTTAGGGTTTGATGGTATTGGATACCATTATGTAATTAGAAGAGACGGTAGACTACAACGTGGTAGACCTATCAATAAGGCGGGAGAACATATTCCTGCTTTAGACAAAACATCTATTGCAGTAGTGTTAGTCGGTGGACTTAACTGTTCAGCTGGAGAACCTAATACAGTTTCGTTTAGGTCAGCACAATCTTTCACTGTACAACAGTATAACACACTTGAGAAATTATTGCAATCTTTTTATCGAAGATATCCTGGCGGTAAAGTGAACGGACACAATGAAATCGATGATAACGAATTCGACCCATACTTTGACGTTGAAGATTATATCGAAGCGACATTTAGGAAAACAAACGGATGACAAGTAAACAAGACAATTTTCAGGGGAGAGTCTCTAAACTAGGAGAAGGTCTAGAGAGAACTCTTGGTGTTCCACAGGACGGTGGGGTTGACCCAACGGGCGAGTATCCTAAAAGAGAATACAACTTTGGTTCGTCAATCAACCAAGCTGCACGTGGTACTAAGATTAATGAACTCTATATTGGTGGTGGTGATATTGGTCTATCTCTTGACCTTGCACCCCAAAGACCAAGTGAATACCCATTTAACCAAGTACAAGAAACTCCGAGTGGTCATGTCATTGAGATGGATGATACTGCGGGGGGTGAACGTGTTCTTATCAGACACCGTAAAGGTGCGGGGGTAGAACTTCGTGCAGACGGGTCTGTTATCATATCTTCTGTTAATAACAAGGTTGAAGTAACAGGTGGTGACCAAACAACTATTGTGGAAGGACACGGTAATCTTATCTACAAAGGTAATTTGAATCTTGTGGTCACTGGAGATTACAATGTGGACGTAGGTGGTAACTACAATGTCCAAGTTGCGGGTACTCGTGTAACAAATATTGGAAGAAATAGTAACGAACATATCGAAGGTAATGATACACAAATCATTAAGAAAAATAGGTCTACTCGTATTCTTGGAAAAGATACTAAGATAACCTATGGAACTCAATCAGATTATGTTCGTGGTAACGCCAAGAAATGGGTACAGAAAAGTAATGAAATTGCAGTCGAAGAAAATATGTTCACGAGTGCAAAGACTTCCTATGCAGTAACATCCAAAACCGCATCTCTAGTGGGTAATGATTTTGTATCTGTCATGGGTAATGATGGTACTATTGGTGGTACTAACGTTGACTTCACAGGTAAAGTGTATATGGGTAAAGAAGGCCCGACTCCATTCACAAGTGGTGCATCATTCTACGGTTCGTTTCATGGTCAGGCAACTGAGGCAATTTGGTCGAAGTTTGCTTTTAAAGCAGAACAATCGAAATTTGCAGAAGATGCCGAAGTTGCAAGAGCAGCTGGTGGTGGTGCGAACTTTGGTGCTGTATATGCGCCTGGCAGTGAACACGGTAAAAAGGGTGGCGCTCCTGATAGAGTTGCGAATCAAGAAACTTTACAACCCGATGGGCCACCGCCTGTCGCACCTCTTATTGGTGCATACACAAGTATGGGTGACTTTGCAATCCGTACTGTGGTAATCGATGCGGATGATAGATTATTGAACAAGATGATATTCACAGATGACTATCAGAACTACTTTAATAAACCACCTACGACTCAAGAGATACGTAGTGCATTCCGTGACCCAGCTATCAAAGATGCATTGGGTGGACAAATGGTAACTGAACAGAGATTGTCAACAAACTATGCAAGAACGACTCCACCAAAAATTGGTAGGACATCCTCTTCGAAACCGACACCTCGTTTTGGTTTCACTCCGATAGGTAACTCAACAGAGAATAGAGGAAAACGATTTACACCGAAGGTAACTAAAAAATGAGTACTATCCTAGTAGACCCAATATATAATCCAAACTTACAACCGTTTATTAATTCTGCAACACGACTTGCGCCTGGCGTAACCGTTGCAAAGTTTCTTGGTGCATACGGAGATAGAACATCTCTCAACTTTATGCTTAAAGCAGATGACCGAAGTCAACTTGCACGTAATCTATATTTACATGCTATGGCAATCGATGCAATTAATGGGAATACAACACACTTCAATGATGTCAGACTGATAGTCTCTGAAGGTGTATTCAATGGTAGGAATGTTCCAGCTGGTGGGGATAACAAGTTAAAGACAACAGGAGAACTCGTATATTACCAAGTGATAGACCGAGAGGGTAATATTGATTTCGAAAAGACATTTGATGTTGCGGTATATTTGAAAGACTTTATTAGATATAAAGAGATTCGATTAGATTATGATACGTATAATCCCGATGATTCCTTATGTGCATCTATTGGATTGATAATGCCAAGTACTCCTGAATCGTTTGATGTTAGGTTTGACCTCAAAGTTTCTACTTACTTTAATAACAAGATACAATCTAAAAATGAATTGGTAGAAATCCTGCCGATATCTGAATAAAAACGTATAAATAGTAGTATTGAATTTAGGATAAACCGATGGCTATCAAACGAGCGTTTGCACAAGAAGATACAAATATTCAGACTAATACAGTCAGAGGTTCACGTGACCAAGACTATACTGATATCGATTTGTCTTTCACTGCAAAATCTACGAGTGGTGAGATATTTAAGAAGACCGATGCTGCCTCGGTGAAACAGGCAGTGAAGAACCTTATAATGACTAACTTCTTAGAGAAACCATTTCAACCCGAATATGGGGGTGATATACTAGGTCAACTCTTTGAACTCGAAACAGCAGACATGGAAGAAGACATTGAGTACAATGTAACACAACAAATTGAAAGGTATGAACCTAGAGCGGAAACAGTAGATGTCATTGCAACATCGAACCCCGATAGGAATTCCTTAGAAGTTACGGTTAAATTTAAACTAATAAATACAAATGAAGTGGTAGAAGTAACTACTTCACTATCAAGGTTAAGGTAAGATGACAACAACAATTAAATCAACAGCATTAGACTTTGAAAATATTAAGAATAACCTAAAGACTTTTCTTGCTAACAAGGATGAGTTTTCGGATTATAACTTTGAAGCGTCAGGTCTTTCTAATATTCTAGATGTTCTTGCATACAATACACATTACAATGCTTTGACAGCTAACTTTGCATTGAATGAATCTTTTATTAGTACTGCACAATTACGTTCTTCACTCGTATCTCTTGCAGAAGGTATTGGATATGTACCCGATTCTAAAACTTCATCTGTTGCAACTGTTAAGTTATCGACCTCACTAGCTGGAGTTGCTGGTAGACCTTCGATAATTCAGGTTCCTTCAGGTTTTAAATTTTCATCGACAGTTGATGAGACAGATTTTATATTCCAAACTACTGAAAACCTTACAGGTACAGATGACGGTAATGGATTCTATGAGTTCTTAACTGCGGATGCCTCTAATATCATTTCTGTTTCAGAAGGACAGGCAAAAGAAAAGACCTTCCTTATTACACAACAATCAGAGAATGCAGTCTATATTATTCCCGATGAAAATCTTGATACATCTACTGCTGTTATTCGAGTGTATGAAAGTGCAACATCTGATTCGTTTGCAACATACACAAATATTTTAAACGCAACCACAATTAGTGAGTTATCAACCCTTTATATTCTAAAAGAAGCACCGAACGGATTCTACGAACTATCATTTGGTAATGGTACAACTCTAGGTAGAGCTCCTGAAGCGGGTGCAAAAGTGGTTGTATCATATCTCGCATCTAGTGGTTCTCCTGCTAACACTGCAAAAGTATTCGAACCACAAGCACAACTAACTGTTGCGGGTGTTGGATATCCTGTTACGGTTTCGACAGTTGGTGAATCTGTTGGTGGTGGTAATAAAGAATCTCTAGAATCTATTCGTAAGAATGCTCCATTCCAATATGCATCTCAGAATAGAATGGTAACCCACCCCGATTATTCTACATTGGTATTAAGAAACTTCTCTACGTTGATTAAAGATATTAAGACGTTTGGAGGAGAAGACGCACTTAAACCCGAATTTGGTGTTGTGTTCATGTCTATTCTATTTAATGATGATGTGCCAGCTTCTACCGTCACGGTAACAAAAGAAGCTATCATCGACCTTGCAGAACAATTGAGTGTTGCATCGTTTAACCTAAAGTTTGCTGACCCTGTTACTACGTTTATTGAATCTCGAACATTCTTCCAGTTCAATCCTCGTTTGACTACATTGTCACGTAACACAATTCAAGATAATGCACAAGCAGCTATCGATGGTTACTTTGCTGCAAACACGGGTAAGTTTTCTCAATCATTTAGACGTTCAGCTATGTTGACTCTTGTTGATGCGGTATCACCCGCAATCTTATCATCTCGTGCAGAGATATTCATGCAAAGACGATTCACACCAATCCTAACAAGAATCCAAGACCATACACTGAGATATCCTGTTGATGTCGCAGCTCCTGATGATGAATTCTATAGAGTTACATCAAGTGCGTTCAATTTCGGGGGTCAGACATGTATTATCCGAAACAAGTTAAAAACAAATAAATTAGAAGTATACGACCAAGGTAACAACATTGTTATCGTTGATAACGTTGGTGATTATAGTGGTGACACCGTAAGGGTTGTGGGATTACAAGTTGATGGTGTTATCGGTGGTGGTGACTTTGTTAAGATTAGTGTTAAACCCGCAAACGAGAGTGCAATCTCACCATTACGACAAGATTTCCTTGAGTACGATTTTAGTAACTCATTTACTCGTGTGGTTGATATTGATACTGGAATTATTAACTAATGACTAAACATTTAGATATTACACTTCAGGATATTAACCGAAGAGAACTTGATGTACCCGACTACAAAGTCAAAGAGGTGCTTCCTGAGTTCTATCGTAATACCTATCCAAAACTAATATCTCTTCTCGATTCTTATTATGAATACGAGGATGATGATGATGCACCTACTCGTTATTTAAATGAGTTGTTCAAGAGTCGTGATATCACACAGACTGACTTGTCGTTGTTATCATTTATTGAAGATGAGTTGTTGTTAGGACAATCATATTTTGAAGGATTCCAAGATAAAAGGGCTGCAGCGAAATATTCTAACACACTATATCGTTCAAAGGGAACGAAGTATTCTATTCAACAATTCTTTAGAACTTTCTTTGGTATTGACCCCGATGTAATCTATACCAAAACACAAGTATTTAATGTCGGTTTATCAGACTCTAAGATAGGGCCAGAATCTCAAAGGTTCTTGACCAATGATAAATTGTATCAAACCTTCGCACTACTAATTAAGGCAGAAAAACCTTTTGCTGAGTGGAAGGATACATATAAGTTATTCACCCACCCAGCGGGAATGTTCGTTGGTGCTGAGATTCAAATCGTATCCTCAGTAACAGACTTGATGGAAGCGGATTCAAGTAAACCCGCATCTCCACCACCAATCGTGATAGAAAACACTGCTGACATAGGATTTATACGTCTTGATGGTATTGACGTTGATGGAGGATTCCCAAGTGCAGATGTTACTAGTATTGTGGATGACCCATATGCAGATTCAGCGGGTGTTATGAGTCGAATAAATACTTACTTAAACTTAGAGAAATTCAGTGACGATAGTATTAGACTTATTGACCAACAGTACTCATCACTACGTGAACTACAACTTGCGGGTTCACCTACGTTCGATGATTCTGACCTTGCAGACGATAGTGCTGGCGGAACATTGAAGGGTATGGACATGTCTAATAACTTCCACTTCGAGACCTTAGACCAAGAGAAGAATCAATGGTTTAGTGGAGATTCTGATTTGTATTATTCTCAATTAGATAGCGCAGGCTGGTTATAAACTCTTATAAATAGATAGAAGAACAATGGAACTTAAAGATGGCACGACAAAACGTAAATAGAGGAACAATTGCAAACGATGGTACAGGGGATACTCTCCGTACTGCTGCAAAGAAGATAAACGATAATTTCGTAGAACTTTACCTATCCGTAGGTGGAGACAGTGATGTTGTCACGTCTAAAGTGACCTTTGTCGAAGCAGGACTATCCTTCGAGGGTAGTATTGATGATGACCACGAAACTATTTTGGGTGTTACTAACCCGACAGGAGACAGGACGGTAACGATACCTGATGCTTCGGGTAATGTTGTTCTTGATACTGCGACACAAACACTTACAAATAAAACTATCACAAGTCCAGTACTAACTTCTATACAGATTAATGATACAAGTGCAGACCATCAATATGTAGTTGTTCCTTCAGAACTTGCAGCTGATAGAAACGTAACCTTACCTTTATTAGGTACTAATGACGAATTTACATTTAACGGACATACACAAATACTTACAAATAAAACCATAGATGGTGGTATGTTGGTTAATAATATGGTTGGTGGTAAAAACCTTGGTGGTAATCTACTCGATTCTTCGGGTGGTGAATTACTAGAGTTTGACCGTGTCGCATCTGCGGTCAACCATGTCAAGATGTCTAACACTGCAACAGGTAGTTCACCGAAGATTGAAGCAGTTGGTACAGACGCTGATATTTCATTAAACCTTGCCGCTAAAGGTACGGGTGGGGTTGACATTAACTCCAAATTGGTGTATAATGCTGAGACAGTAGTTTCATCTGTCGCTGTTTCTTTGGCAGTACCATTAACAATATTCAACGCATCTTCAGGTACGATTGTCCCTACATTAGGTGATGGTGAACAAATCGGTGAAGAACATAGGTTCATTGGTAAAGGTGGCGCTACGGTACATCTTACAGGAAACAACAATATCGCAGGAGCTGACTCAAACGGGTCGTTCTTTAACTTCGGTGTAAATAGTACACTATCTCTATTATGGGACGGTGCCATTTGGCAAGTGATGTCCTCTTTGGATGGTGCCGAAGGTAATCCAATCAGTTTAGTATAACAGGGTATAATAATGGCTAAGGCAGTAATAACAAACAGAATTAAAAAACAGGTAATTAATAGTATCTTATCAGATGTTAATGACTCTGATAATAACTATTATGCGGCTATTGGTCGTTCCGAAGATTGGAACGACTCAGATGTTGCACCACAAGCATATAACACTGGTAGAGAAGAAAGAAACTTCCGTCTAGGAATGCAATCAATTAAGAATATCACTGATATCCGTATGGTTGTTCCTCGTTATAACTGGTCTTCGGGTGCTATCTATTCTCAATATGACGATGCGGCTGTTGGATACCCACTTCAACCATATTACGTCATCAATGACAATAACCAAGTTTACATGTGTCTACAACAGGCAAAGAATGCTGCTGGTAATGCCCTAACATCTCAAAACCAACCACAAGGTAACACAACTGGTGTACCCTTTGGTACTGCTGATGGATATGTGTGGAAATTCCTATATTCTATCTCTGCTCTAGATGCGACTAAGTTCGTATCCGCTAACTATATGCCTGTTAAACTACAGGGTGCAACCGACTCAGACTCCCCTGCTGCTGACGTAGAACAACTTGCAGTACAAACTGCGGCTATTAAAGGACAGATTACAGGGTTCGCTTTGGACTCAGGTGGTGCGGGATATACTGCAAATCCTACAGTGACCGTTGTTGGTGATGGATTCTCAGCAAAAGGTCAAGCGTCTACAGATGGTGGACAAGTAACAAAAGTAGAAATTTATGATTCCAGTGGTAATTACACAATTGGTAATAGTTACACTGAAGCCTCTCTTGTGTTCACTGGTGGTGGTTCATTCACTAAACCCGCAAAGGGTCGAGTGATTCTAACCAAGAATCAATCTCCTCTCGGATTGGGTGCAGACCCTAGAGATGACCTTCGTGCAACCGCACTTATGTTTAATACTAAACCCGAAGGTGCAGAAGCGGGAGACTTTATTGTTAACCAAGACTTTAGACAAGTAGGTCTATTAAAGAATCCAAGGGTTGGGCCCGA